ATGATACGCTTCCGTACAGGCAGAGGAACACAGTTTACACTAAACGATGCCAACGGCACGATCTATATGATTAACCGAGATGGTACTGCCTGGATTGAACTTACTGCTAAGGGTGATATTCTAGTATACGGCGAAGGTTCGTTGAACATTCGTGCCAAGCAAAATTTAAACATTCGCGCTGATAAAAACGTTAATATTGAAGCAGGTAATGATATTAACTTACGAGCTGCCGGTGACAACGTTGGTGATCAGTATTTAGGACCTAATCCTGCAAATGTATCAGGAGGTCCTCCTAAAGGTACTGGCGGCGCCATTAGATTAGATGCTGCTGCTAATATCGAGCAATTTGCAGCTCTTAACTATGGTGTTACTGCCGCTGGCGGCGGCGTAAATCTCAACGGAGCAAACGATGTTATTATTGGCTCCGGAAAAAACATAGCTTTGGCTGCATCTTTTGGTAATCTTATCTTTGAATCTACGTTTGGTGGAGCTTCTATTTCTGCCTTCGGCGGTATAGGACTTCATTCACCTAATAATCCAGTGGGTATAGTTGGTTCAAGAATTAATTTAAACAGCGGCCCCGGATTTCAAGCAGGTTGCCCGGTGGTTCCTACAGTTGGCCCAATTGGTCTTAACGAACACAAAGACCAGCCATCCGCTGCACCAGAGTTTGATATGGATGCCGCATTAGCAGGAAGAACTGCTATTAAAAACAACGGCGAACGACCTGGAAAAGCCGATATTATTAAATCTATTGTAACTAATTTAGTTACTGCTGAACCCTATTCTGGACACCCAAAAGCTGATGATGAAGGCAAGGCTGATCCGACCGCGGTTGCAGAAAGTGATCGTATCACAGCAGACTTCCCACCTGCCTCGGCCGATGCAACTGGTTTACCAAGTGATGCTCAAACTCCGGGTGCCTCATATGCAGGCGACGGTTATGTTGATAGTAACGGTAATCCTGTATCGCAGCCAAACAACGCTCCGTCTCAGGCATCGAAAGCAAAAAATCTTGCAGCATCAGATTCGGCTCGAGCGCAAGGCGGCGCAGGATCTATAAATGCGGCTGCAAATAGATTGAATCAAGGCAGTCAACAACTTAATGCAGAATTAAGCAATTTGCTTGATAAAGTACCAACATATGCAGATATTCAAAATGTATATAACGATTTTGCATCAGCAATGGAAAAGAAAATTGACGAAGTCTTCGGCTTGAGCGCATTTGTTGCGGCCATTAAAGCACAGATACCGCGCAATATCTTTCCAACAACTAATGCACTACAGCAACAAGTATTAGCATCATTTAAACAGCTTAAAGAGTTAGAGGCACAGTTAAGCCAATTTAGCTTAGATAAGTTAGGTTTACCGCTAGATTTAAATATCCCTGCTATTCGAGATATGCAAAATCAAATTAATGGTGTAATGGCACAGGCTAAAGATGGGTTAGATGCTGTTAATAGATTAAAAGAACTTGGCATTGATGTAGTAAACGACGCTGGTAGTATAATATATCGAGACTCATTAGGCAATACATTAGTTGATTTCAGTGGCGGCGTCGGACCAGTAGCTAGTTCCTTAGCTATACAAAGTGAACTAACTAGAACCTTTAATAATGTAAGGGGTGCTATTAGAGTTCCAATTAACAATAATCAGGCACAGGCACTAGCAGCCTTTTCCAAAGACATCGGTGAAGAAAACTTTAGGAATAGTAATGTGCTAAGAGCACTTAATGAGGGAAGATATAACGAAGTACCTAGATTAATGATGCAGTGGAGTCTAGGTCCTGAACCAGGAAGTAATGTTCCTACTCCTACAAGTGAATTGGTATTCCGTGCGGATTTTCAAGATAAAAGATTCTTCCAAGGACAAGTATTTCAAAGCCCAGATAATCTAAACATTGCTCCACCTGAAGGCACTGCTGACGGAGAACTTACTCCACGACAGCTAGGCGATATTATTAAGGCGAGACGTGAAGAATTTAATGCCGCTAATTATGTTGGTCCAACAGAGTATTACGCTGGTCCACGCTGATAAAAAAATGGCAGCATTTCTGCTGCCATTTAGTTCAATTGCCGAACTTAATTAAGCGTACCTAACTAGGCGCTCCATATCATATAGCTCTTGTGGCACAGTATGGTTATCATACCGGAAGTTACCGGTAAGATTGACTGTATCAAACAATGCGTACTTCTTCGTTACGCTATCGTACAATCCCATAGTTACGAAACGCTTACGCTGTTCGTAAATCTTATAGAAGCGGTCGGTCTTATTTTCCTTGTTGAACGCTTCAGCCCTAGCACAAATCTCATCAAACTTCTGTGCAATTTTTCTCATATTGAGATCACTCTCGTTGTTAAGTTGAACAAAATGTAGCTATTATCTAACTACACACTTACTATACTATTCTACGCTTTAAATGTCAAGCGGATTTTTGCCGTTGACAAATACTTTTAAAGTACACCCATCGTCTTGAATTTCAAACTTAAGACGATTAACTTGTCCTGCACCACGTACATATGCTCGACCATCCTCATCGATTACTTCAAAACGGTCCACACACTTCATACGCTGTAGGTCTTCACCTTCCCCAATAGCATTATGAATTGCCATATAGCCGCAGTCCATGCCAGCACCATACATGCCAGCATCAAAACCAAAAACATCATAGAGAACATAACGGTAACTACCATTTAGTTTGATATCACCTTGGTAGATACGCTTACACACAGCATAGAACGCATCTTCACGTTCTTTCTCTGTCAGACTATTCCACCAAGTGTCATTGTCGTGTTCGTAAACTTTACGACCAATTTCTAATTGTTGACTTAACTCGGCTAGCTTAGTTAAGGCCTCTTCACGCTTGGCTTTTTCTTCTTCATTCATCTTGCCGACCTACCATAGATGATAGTCCGACATCGTTGCTCAAATCACCGTCAAAGTTACCAATATCTCGGATAGACTTATATGCTTTTGTGGCTGCATATGCAACAATGCCAGTAACACCAAACACAGCAACAAACGCTGCCGTCTTTAGTGCTTGTTCTTTAGATACCTTCTTCATTGTTTTCTCCTTCTGTAATTACAAACTGATCACCGTTTACAGTGATCGTAACAGTTGGGTGCATACTACTACGGGTATAGTCTCGCCCGCCATCGATCATGCGCCCATCTTTAGTGACATAATCATGTCGATAGCGGCTTACAATAACTTCACCGTCGTCAGTAGGAATGCCTGCAATAGGTTCACTGAACGCACTACTGGCTTCTGTGATGAACACTGATTCATGCCGCGAAAACATTCCAAAGTAATGTGTATGACCCTTACTAGTATCTGGATTAGGCTGATAGAATACGTCTACAGGACTTTCACCCCAGTTACCAAACTTATTTTTAGTAGTCCAATAACCCATGTACTTAGCGCCATAATCTTCTTCAATTCGTAGGATACTTTCTTTCGTGAACCAGTATCCATCTTCAGGAATTTTTACAAACATATGCATAACCTTAAATTGCAACGATGTACAACTATAGCAAATTTTACGCTACATGTCAACACCTATTTTGAGCTATAATTAAAACAGTATTTAATTTTTTTGATAAATATTGTTATGGCAACATTCAAAGGATTCACTACATTAGACAGGGTTAAAGCCCCGTTTACCATCACAGATCAAGATCTAATCAAGCGAGATCTGCTCAATGAATTCTATACCAAAAAAGGCGAACGTTTAATGCGTCCCAATTTTGGCAGCATAATTTGGGACTTGCTGATGGATCCGAACGATGGCGATCTTGTTAATGCTGTAACAGAAGATATACAGAGAATCGTTGCAAAAGAAACACGAGTAGAGCTTGTAGACTTAACTGTTTATGTAGCGGATCATGCTATTTCAGCTGATGTATTATTAAAATACTTACCGTTTAATAATTCTGAGAGTTTGTACTTGATTTTTGAAAAACAGATCAATGAAGGTATCGAGTAATGGCAATAGTTAATAGACAAAACAATTTGTTTGCTGCCGAGGATTGGACAGTAGCGTATAAAGCATATAGTCAGGTAAACTTTCAGGCTTACGACTTTGACAGCATCAGAACTGCCCTTGTTGAGTATGTAAGAACAAACTATCCAGAAAATTTCAATGACTATATTGAAAGCAGTGAATTCATTGCTATCATTGAAATGCTTGCGTACCTTTCACAGTCACTTGCTTTCCGCATGGACTTAAACAGTCGCGAAAACTTCTTAGAAACTGCTGAACGCCGCGACAGCGTATTTAAACTAGCACGTATGTTGGGGTATAATCCAAAGCGTAACGTGCCTGCTAGCGGCTTGATGAAACTTACCGGTGTTAGAACAACAGAAACACTAACAGATAGTCAAGGCAACGATTTAAACAACATTAATATCTTTTGGGATGATGCAAACAATCCGTTAAGTTACGAACAATTTATTACAGTGCTTAACGCTGCAATGAGTAGTTCAAATAGATTTACTGCTCCAGTGAAGTCAGGTGTACTAGGCGATATTCCCACAGACCTATATCAATTTAACACACCTATAACTGCACCTATAACATATAATTTTAGTGCCACCTCTGATGGCGTAGCAAGACCGTTTAATATAGTAAATCCTGATTTTACAGATAATGGTTATTTCTTCGAAAGACACCCTGATCCAACTAACTTGTTTAACATCATTTACAGAAATGACGGATTAGGATTATCCAGTAAAAATACTGGCTTCTTTGTTATGTTTAAGCAGGGTACACTGAATTTCAAGGATTATGATTATACTGTACCTCTACAAAATAGAGAAGAAATTGTTAGCGAATTAAACATCAACGAAATCGATGTTTATCTTCAAGAAATTAATACTGCTGGACTCCCGCTTGGCAAATGGGAAAAAGTGCCTAATACTG